AATAAGGTCAAAGTTCCGCTAAATAAGAAACATTTGTTCCAAGCATTAGCAACCGTTTTTGAAGGAAGTGAAGAAAAAGCGGAACAAGTCAGCAATTACATTTTAGAGACGCGCGAGGAAAAAACGCGCGAGGCCATTAAACGCAAAATTCCAAAAGGCACCATTTCAGATACGGAAAGTATCAGCTCTAAATCCACGATTCAATGGACTGGATTTTAATACATATTTAGATATAAACAAATATGTATTTTATTTAGCACCGAATAATCCCTTGAAATCGGGCATTTGGGGCATCTTGATGTTCTGCATCTTGTCCATCATATCCGTTAATTGGCCAATCATTGGAGCCATAGATTCAACCGTTTTAAGCAATTGTTCCTGATTTACCATCAACTCTTTCGTGTCTTTTGTCATTGATTTCATTCCGTCTTTGCCAAGAACATTCTCAATGGTTTTGAGACTTTCTAGTTTAGTCGCCTTCTCATCAATACGGCCAACATCATCAACCTCGTCATCCTCTTCTTCTTCGTGTTCTTCTTCCTCTTTATTCTCCATTCCCTCGCGCATAGGACGGCACATTCCAGAAACGAAAATGTTCGTCAATAAGACCGATGATAGCAATATTAGCGTCATATTTTTCGTTAAATAGGACGCAGCAATTGCGAACAATATAAACGCGGCAAGTGCTGTAAAGTGTCCCATAGATACATAACTCACTGCGTTAAAAAGCGCAATGGCGACCACCACATAAAGCACATATTTATTCTGCGTCCATTTCCACGAAGAAGTGGTGCGAGTAATCGTTTTAGATAAACTACGCGTAGCAGATTTGACAGAATTCATTATATAATAATAGAATATAAAAATTGAATTGTAATTAAAAGAATAGTCCACCATAATACACAATGTATACGATTGGATTTGCGGATGTATTCAATCCTCTCCTTCACGGAGGGGCGAATAATGATTATCTACGAGGACGCTTCCTATGTATGATGTCTTTCACACCGGACGAAATCGCCCACGACAATCATATAGAGTTTGCATTAAATATGCGACGAGCACATCGCACAATCCAAGAACACGAATATAATCTTCAACATCAGGATAAACTATTTCGTCTCAGATTGCTAAAAATAGAAGAACTCCCCACAGGAGAACACATTTGTGTAGATAAGACAACCTATTTGAGACAACTACAGCGACGAATTAGAGCTCGTCAAAATATATAATGTAAATCAAATTTCGTATTCATATATTTCAATACACGCAATAATTCTTGTGGTGTTAAATCCTTTTGTTTTAAAAATTCATCAAACTCTTTAATCGCATAATTGTGAATATACGATTCCGTTTTAATTTCTAAAATAATGATTTTTTTGCGCGACTTTTTAATGGGTTCCGATTGTTGTATGCCTAAAAGTTCAAATATATAATTGCGATATACCCACACGAGCGCATACACATCTCGTTCATCGCACATAAGACGACCACATACGGACTGCATAAATGTATAATTATTGTATTCACTGGAATACTTTGTGAGGATTTTCGTAAAACGCATATCATCATTGATTTTCTCCTTTGGCAACTTGTGAAACAAATAATGATTATACATCGTCTTGATTAGAGAGGACATTTCATTAAATATCCATATTTGCTTTTGAAATGTAATACGATCCATATAATCCGCATAGGACATATTTCGTATTTGGGTTAAATAGTCAAACACGTGATGTTTAGAATTCTGAATATGCGTCTGATACACATCCGCTATATTCTCGTGATATAAGAGCGCAAGACTGGTTCGGTCTGTTTCGTGAATGAGAAATGAATGGTCGTGAAATGAGTGCGAATGCCTTAAAAACTTATGACAGAGATGCTTCACATTTTCCTGATGAATGGTCTCCTGTGAAATCGCAAAATAGGTTTTCACATCATTTGTGACATCTTTTGAAGGAATATGCGCCATATATCGCAATAGCAAATTCAACTTATGAAGGTCACCATTTATATAAGAATGAACTTCCATCGCTTTACCCACAAAATGCTTGAAGATTTTATTCACTTGTTGGTTTGTAGGGGGTCGCATATAGAGAGAAACCGACTGTTTTCGCATTTCTTTTAATCGTTTATCTTCGCATTCATTACTAATACATATAATAGGAACTGTCGTGGTCGTCTTCTCGTTCTTCTTGGGTTTAATGAGTTGTAATAGAGCACCTATTCCGTGTTTATCCATTAAATTCATACTTTCCAGTTCGTCCATAACGACCACAATGGGTTTCGGTTTTCCAAAAAACATAGAATATACATTGACCGGAGATGCGAGATTAGAGTTCATTTCTTCAATCATATTTTTATTACGAGTATGCGCCGAATTATAATAAATCATATCATAATTCAGTTCTTTTAGAGTTTGTTTAATAAGCGTCGTTTTACCCACTCCGGATGACCCATATACCCACATAGAACGCTTTCCTTGGTTTCCATAAAAATCAGTTAGAAATGTAGAAATTTCCTTTTTCAACTGCGTTCTCTCCAAAAAGGGGGAAAAATCTAACATCCTTCTAATATATGGTATGTAAATAATTAGTTTTTATATAAACTAATTATATTCTTAAGTACATAATGGGTTATTCGTTATTCCGTCCCACGTAATCCCCGTTCCATAATGTCTCGCCCACTTACATTTCTCTACAATACCGGAACGCCCCTTGTATTTGGAGTCTTGAAAACTGACGACATCATTCATAATTCCATTTCCTAGTCCGTGGAGATTTTTACATTGATTTTCGGAAACGACAGACCAGTAATCAGGACACTCTGATGTAGTGGGCGGGAATTTTAGACCCGAACGAGATTGATACATTAAGAGGGCCATAATAAGCAATGTAATGACTAAAAGTATACCCGCTACTTTAAGAACAAGGGATTGAAAGTTCGCCATATAAATTATAAGAATATAAAAATTGAATATATCTTTTTCTATAAAGATATATTACATAAAAATGGACGACTTATTACATTCGTTTCAAAGTCTTCATACCCTTGAAGGCGAAGAAGAATATGAAATCATTGTAAAAGCGTCGTTGAATATGCCTGAGAAATTGGAAGACCGATTGAAATACATTCATGACGCATTTGTGCGATATAGTCGCTATGTCAAATATGTAGATTTTGATTTATATCCGTGGATAAATAATCCAGTAAAAGAATTCTTTAAACACTATCCATATCTCTCTGCTATGACAACAGACCAAATTAATGATTTCTACAAGTCGGCAAAAACAATAGACCATATGATACTTGTGCGATTTGAAGACGAAACTCGCGGAAGGATTGATGAAGAAATCTAAACCGGATTAAAATACGCATTTCTCAATTCAATCATTTTTTTATCGGGGACTTTTTTGGTCGTCAGTGTTTTAAAAGATACATCCATCAAGAGTTGTATAATAAAATAGAGCGAATACATTCCGCATTCACTATCACTATATTGATGACGGAAATCATTGATTTTAATATCCATTGATATTCCTAAATGCTGTGCTTGTTCTTTCACATCCTCCATAAACTTCTGGATTTGTTTCTCGGGAGGTTCTCCATAACTATCAAAGAACATAATTTCGCGGGTTTTCATACGAATGAAAGCGGACACCCAATGCGAACCGCTTTTATAATGCGGGTCTAAATTGAAAATAATGCCGAACTTGTTAAATCCCTTTGATAGGGCATATTTCAAATCAAATGTTGCGAGTTCCGGCCACACATAATCTCCGTGTAATTTCGTATCATAATCAATGGGAGACGGTCCCATAAATTGGAAACACTTGTATTTCTTCTCGTAGATATTCATCAGATTACAAATGTCAATACTAGACAACCATTCAACGGGATTTCGTTTCCATTCATTAGGTTGTTTAGGGGCAAATGTATATTTCAAAATATCCTTGGGGAGTTTATTTTTTGTAAAGGATTGTTCCAACCAACACGATTCGCGATAACATACATTGCTCAATTGGGACTTTAATTGTTTCCATATTTCTTTTGGAGATGTAGTCATTATTTTACTATCGGGATGACGAGCATTCCAAAGGTCTTTTAATTTATTGAGTGCGTCCTCATCATAGCACGTATATCCCATTCCTTCTTGTTTATTGGGAGTGCTAGATATAGCACAACTATCTTTAATGAATTTCATATATTATCTAAACAGAAATGAATTCTCTACCAATCTTTTGAAATCATATTCATTTGAAATATAGCAACTCCACCCACTTCATATTCAGTTAATACTTTATTTAAGAATGCGTCAAAATCGTCCCACTCCCAAATAGAAAATGCGTTTATAGTTCCTGTATTGTCTGTTCCAGTTATAGTAGGCGTTTTATGGTATATATTTTTAATATTTGCCACTTCACTGGGAGCGATTTCGGTTGAAAATAATGGATAAATATCTTCTGTTCTCTCTGGAAACGCATTTTTAAATTGTCGCATTTTATTCAACATACAGTCAGCGGGTAGGTCGGTTTTATTACAAATTGTATATGCGGTTTCTGGAAATAGCGGAATATAATCTCCCTTTTGAATAATTTGTTCGTCAGATGTAGCATCTACTTCAAGCGGATTGTTCCCCCTTGTTAGATTATACATTTCGGGATATATTTCGTGAACATATACGGGTAGATTATTGAAACTATATAAAGTTGCAGTTAATTTGAATGAGGATGTAGTGTCATTAGTGTAACCACTGATATACTTTTTTAGAGAAGCATCAAACTGTTGAACCGCAGTGGGAGTATCATATCCACTTCCTTCTGGTTCAAATACTAAACCGGTTATTTTATTTCCTGTATATTCATTCGCCATTTCAATCCATTTTACTGCCCGTTCAATATTAGACAACATATTCCAATCCAATTGTGATATATAGGATTGAAGCGAGGTTGGCGGAGATGGATATCCTATATTATCTCGTATCCACGGGACGATATAGAGTTCAATAAGGAGAGAACGCATATAGTCAAAGAATTTGCCCCTTAAATGTTCGGTTTTTCCGCATTTTAATTTACGATTACATTTTCCAGAACATACACCAGAAGATGTCATTTCACACCATACACCTGTATCACCATAATCACCTCCACAATTATCATAGCAACATTGGTCGCGCTGTTTTTGCCCTTCTTTTGTATCCTCTAAAATATTCGGATATTTTGGAGATGGAGTGGAACATACTGTATCTGTATTGTCTGGAAACGCATACATTTCAAAATTGGAAGGGTCTTGAACGCGAAAGATTAAACGGGTTATATTTCGGCGTTTAATAAAATCATTTAGAACATTAAAATACTCATCCATAGTTCCCGAATATTCTGGATACTCGCACCATAATACTCTGTGTTTAACGGTCATTCCTTCTATTGTATTTTCTTTGATATAAACAAAATACATAATGATTAAGAAAATAATGATTAAAATCCACCACATTCTATATATTATACATCTAATGAAATAATATTTTTGGATTTATCAGATTTTTTATAGGGTGTTCTCTCTGGTTCTGTCGTTTCAGGAAGTTTTCTCTCTGGTTCTCTCTTGATTCCATTTTTAAACATCCTCATCACATCGGTTTTCTTTTGCTTAATTAACATATTATCTAATACAACCGTTTTTCCTTCATTGACTTCATTTATTTGTTCTGGTTCTTCTGTAATCACCATCTCACGCGAATAGGGCGAGATTTTATACAAATCCAACAACATTGATTGTAAATAATGTCGGTTCTCATTGAAATACATATTGTCGTTCCTATCGTGCGAATAGTATTCTATTGCGTCACCCAAGAGAGAAAGGAGAGAACCAGAACAATCCACCACTTGTGAAAATGTGGATATATTCGTATTCTTTTTCTTTGATTTAGATATATGATGTAAATCAAAGTGAAGCATTATATATTAAGTATTTATTTTTTCGGTTAATACATCAATTTTACCTTTCAATATATCATTTTCTCTCTTCAATTCCTTTATACTTTCTACTAAATAGGGGATTAATCCTATATAAGACATTGTCAGCATTTCTTTTGTTTCATCACCATACACAACTTCAGGAATATGATCTCGAACATTTTGAGCTATAAATCCAGTATAAATCGGTTTAAGATTTCGGCTTGTATCCGTCCATAAAAAGGTAATTCCATTTATATTCATTATTTTATCAAGTGCTGAACGAACCGGTTCTATATGTGTTTTTAACCTAAAATCGGAATTAACTTCATTTATAATTTGACCCACAACTGTTAAATTTCCATTCACAGTCATATTTTGTTTGACCAATAAAGATGATGATATATCAACTAATTCAATGCTATTTGAACTCAATATGTTATTTAAATTAAAGGTTCCACTTACATTGAATGTTTTGTCTCCTACAATCGAATTACCAACGGTTAATGTATTTGATATCGTAGAATGTCCCTGATGTCTTAAAATCGGTATAACATTATTAATAATAGGTAAAGAACGAGAAACAATATTTCTGGGTTGTAGTATTGTTTTTGATTTTGGTTCTTCCTTTACAACTTCTTCATTTTCAATAATAAAATTAGCATAAATTAAATCGTATTTGGGGCGTAAATGAAAATAGATATTTCCAGCAGAAACAGAATATTCTATTTCTGGTATTGTTGTTCTATCTTCGGATTCGAGCGAAAGAGATACTACATTTTCTAATAAAAATACTCCATTTGAAACAAGTGTATATATAAAAGGTGAAATTTTAAGTAATAAAACTCGATTAAACTTCATTTGAGTATTATCTTTATTCGAATAAATCGATTGAAAATGAAGTCCTTCATATCTGTGAGATACATCTTGTGTAAATACTAAATCTTTTTTTACAGTTCTAAGTCCTAAAATACCATATAAAGTATTCATTTATAATATGGTTATAAATGAATTTGAGTAAATATAGCTTCACTTATTTTATATATTATTTATTTTATTTATTTCCTCTTTTAATTTGTCATTTTCATGTTTTAATTCTTTTATAGCTTCAACTAAAAAAGGTATCATTCCCATATAAGACATATACAGCATTTCTTTTTCTTCGTTTCCATATACCACTTCAGGTATATATTTTCGAACATCTTGTGCTATAAATCCTGTATAAATAGGTTCATTATTCATACTTGGGTCTTTCCATAAATATTTAACACCTTGTAAATTAACAATTTTATCTAATACAGAATGAATAGGTTCAATATCCTTTTTTAATCGTATATCTGAATTTGCTGTTATATTTCCTTTTGCATAAATTGCGCCAGCAAATGAAACATCTGTAGTACTTTTTATTATCATTGCAATATTTCCACCAACTGAAAATCCAATACTATTATCCTCACTCCTATATATTCCTGTATCTTTATCATCCATAAATGATATGGATGGGGTACTATTTGTACCATTAATAACATAAACTCCAGATGTATCTATATTCGCAATTTGTATTCCTTTTGCTGCAAATCCAATACTGTGTATATCTGATTTGTACATACCTGTATTCTTTTCATCTAAAAATGAATATGTAGGAAACTCCACTGTTCCAGATTGTGCGTAAAATTTTGTAGATAATAAAGAATATAATATATCATTTGTAACATCTTCTCCATAAATAAATGAATATACTATATCATCAAATGGTGGTATATTATTACCTGTTTTTAAAACATTAAATGTAACAATGCTATCTGTTGGTATAACAATAGGATATCTCAGTTTATATTCAGTATAATTAATATATCTAGTTCTATTTGTTATATTGCTTATATTAAATCTTGTTAAGGTAACATTTCCTATATTATACATTCTTACATCACTTAAATATGATGAAAATGATATATTTCCTCCTTCATAAATACCAAACTCAATATTATTTCCACTTTCTGAAACAAAGATATTTTGAACAGATAATGTCATAATTTGAGTTCCATTTATATTTACATTGATTTGTGTTCCAGTTGAACGAACAACAACATAAGTCCAATTGTTTAAAGAAGTTGTGGTTGATTGTATAACAAAAAGGTCTCCAACTTGTAAAATAAATTTACTAGTTGTACGATTATAAAAAAGACCCAGTTCATTTTCATTTACATTTGATGTTATTCTCATTACACAAAAAACATCATCTGTCATTGTATGAATATATTTAAACAAAAATGAGATACTAAATTGACTAGGTATTATAACAGACTGAATACTTACACCTGTTCCCCTAGGAATAACCATACATTGATTTCCTATAATGACATCATTCGTTGTAAATATTCCACCATTCAAATGATAGTTTGAATTCATATAACAATTTCTAAAACCATTACATTTAAACCAAAATACTAAATTATCCGTTGGTGGTGATGTTGTATATTCTCGTATTATTATTTCTTCACTTTTTAAATTTTGTATAGATTTTATAAGTGTATTATGTAATACATGCTCTGTTATAATATTTGGAGTATGTATATCTCCAATTATACTAATATTTCCATATTTTAATACATATGTATACGAATTGTCTACCATATTTGTTTCACCTATTTTAATAATCATAACACTTGTGATTGATTTTAATTTGTATGTATAAACATAGGGTATTTCATAATCTTTTTTTGTAAGAGAATTTGTATTAATAGATGTATTATAATGTGAAAGAGTTTGTTCAATAGATTTAAACTTTATAATTCCAGTAGTATCATTAAATGTTGAATTATATGGTATATCTGGTATTAAATCAATATGTATATATTGAGGGTCAAACGATGGAGAAGGGTTCAATGGAACTATTTCAATTTTTATATAATTATTTGCGTTTATTGTTAGAGAAGTATCTAATTTAATTTTCTCAATAGATAGAGGTGTAGATGTATTTGATACTATATACTCTGTATATGATGTAATATTGGTATTATGTATTCGTATATCAGATACATAAGCACTTGCTT